CCTGCATAACCTTTTTTTATGTAATCCTCACGTGTACGGAAATTATACCAAACCACATGATTGGTATTCGCTAATTGCCCGTAAAGAATATCGTTAAGAGTGTTTACCGCATCTTTTCTTTTGTTACCTCCGAATAAAGCCTTTTCTATCGCTTTTATCATTTCTTGTAATTACTTCTTTGTAAAATATACCAAATAACGGGTATCGATATGAATAGAATTCGCCCTATCAATCCCCAATCCGCCATACTGAATGACAAAAACACTATCGATAGCGCTATATAGGAAATGATAAACATAATAGCTAAGATAATAAAATTCTCTAATAGTTTCATAATTAATTAATTGTGTACACAAATTTATATCCGTATTCAAACCAACTTCTCATAGCCATCATGTCGGAGAAGTCAGGAGAGCGACCTATATTATCTTTTACCTTATCTTTTGGAAGGATCATCTTTTTACCGTCCTTATCCATGTTATGCTGTTTTACCTGCTCTAACTCTTCCTGAATAGCATCTGCGTATTCTGTGTCAGCAACATACAACAAAGATAGGTTTATTTTTTCAGCTAATTTAAAATAGCATTGGCTTTTAAGATTGTTGAAGTTTTCTTTTTCCCCTTTGTCATTTTCCAATGGTCTTGAATTATTTACAAAACCGTTGCATCCTAATATATCAACCACTCCACCGCCCACACCGTCCTCATCCGCTATTATGTTGCTCATAGGCACACCGTGCTTGTTTGCCAATATTCGAATTATGTTTGCCGATTCTGTAAGGCTCATACCGTTGTATTTTGCCACCTCAATTAATCGCCATCCATCCCATACGCCAATAACGGTATTGTCCTTTCCAAACCTCGCTATGTCTGCCGTTATGTACTTTTCTCCGCTTTCTACAAACTCATTCGACCAAATGTCAGTAAGTTTTCTAAAGTCTATTAAAGCGGAAGGATCATCATCGTATTCAAAATTACCATAAACCAATCTTTGAAGCGTTACCTCATCAGCATTCTTTTTCATATCCTCAATCCATTCTAAAACTGCGGGGTCGGGATTGTCTGATGGTAAAGACGGAATGAACTTAATGTGTTCCTTTTCTCTGTTAGATTTAAATGGTTCGTAATACCTCCTATAAACGTGTCCTTTATCAGGGTTAAACGTTTCTAACATTTTACGACCCAATCCGTACTTCTTATTGTTTCTCCATCCGACACGGGAAAATAATATCTCAATGGCTTTGTAGGGCGTTTCGTTGCTTTCGTCAACTGCGCACCCTGTTAATTCTAAACCCCCGAACCTTGTGTACAATGGGTCTGACGGCTGAAATGCTGTGTCTATTAAGAATATTTGAGATTTATTATAAAACGTTATTACTTGATTTTGCTGATTATAGTCGTAATGAATATCTTTTTCAAGTTTGTTATCTCTAAAAACTTTAAACAACGTTAATAGAGTTGTTCTTCTTAGGTTCTTTAATTCCCTCCTACCTAAGCCCCATCCAGTATCAGGAAAAGCTAAAGATTGAATGGTAAGGAAATAAGCTAAGAGATAGGTCTTCCCCGACCTCGCACTACCGCCATATCCGACAAAGTTTGTAACCTTATCAGTAAGCAATTCGTATGCTTTCCATTGTTTCTTTGACGGATTAAAGTCTATCGTCATACATACCTCCATATTGGCTTGACAATATCATTTCTTAGGCTTATTTATGTTAATAATAGCTTGTAATGGATTTCCCCCTGACGTATGGTCTGTTTCCGTCTTGTCTTTATACCCGAATTTATTCTTTAATAAAAATATAGAAAAAGTAGCCGATCTAGCATCCCCGGACATAGTGTCTTTTATGATGTTAGACTCTATACAAGCCTCTGTACGCCTTATAGCTTCGGAAACTCGCTTATTACCCTTGAATTTATTAGTCATTTCTGACCACCATTGAGGGTATAATTTAAACTCCGATAAAACAGTAACTATTGCATAAGCTTTTCTTACCTCTATAAAAGAAATCATTTTTTCAAGCATTTCAAGAACAGTTTCTTCCGTCCATTTTTCAGCAAACTTATTTCCTTTAATACTCATATTCAATAGTTTTTTTAATTATCTCCATCGTTTCTTTTTTCAATATCTGATCTGGAGTGAACCTCAATACTCGCCATCCTAAAGCTGTAGCGTTGTTGTATTTCTCCATGTCTCCGATATATCCCTTTCCCCTTGTATGTCTTCCACGTGTCCATACACCCCCCTCTTTCTCTATTGCTATCTTATGACTTGGTATTGCAAAATCAAACCTCCATCGTCTTATTGGATGAAATCTCAATTCCGTTACAACTTCAACCCCTAATGATTCCAATAGTTTAATGAATTGGTCATCTATTAGTTGTTGTTTTAGTTTTCCCTTAATCATAATATAACAAATATACAAATAAATTTAATAAAAAAGCAGGATTCTCGAACACCCTGCTTTTTAAAATACAATTAAAAATTATGCTTATTTATCTAGGAATCAAATATACGCATTTTTAATATAAAAAAGAAAGTCAGGTTTTACGCCTGACTATCCTACATCAATGAATAGCAAAAAATAAGAACTGTTAATAAAATATATTAATTAATTCCTGCTACAAATATAGTAAATGTTTTGGTTTAGGACAAATAAAAACTGTTAAAAAAACAAAGGCAGGCATTGCAGTGCCTGCCTTTAAAAACATTCTAACAGACTATTATCAAAGCCTAATTAAAATATTTTTATTCTGTTAATCTATTGCAAATATACAAATCTTAACATTAACTTCCAAATAAAAACCGCCTGAATTTTGGGTAAAACAGGCGGCTCAAACAAATTAACTTAACAAAATGAACTCAAAGATACGCATTATATCTCATACATTACTCTTTTTAGTAATTACTTCAATGTCGTCTACCGTTACAGGGTTAAGTACTTTGTAAAACATCACCCTCTTCAATATTTCCCCTACTGTTGTTTCGTGTATTCCTACAAGTTTAGAAATCTCCCTATTTGTAAGTTTATCATAAAAAAACAATTCGCAAACATCAACCCATGTCTTTTTCTCTTTTTCTGTAAGCTTTGGAGACTTCATTATTGCTTTTTATTACTCGTAAATTATTTCTATTCCGTTATCAATTGCAAATTGATGTTCTTCTTTTGCTCCTTTACTTTCCTTCCAGTCTTTCATCATATAGATATGCGTACAGGTCTTTAGTTCTGCAAAGCATATTTTCATTGCTTCTTTGTGTGAAATTCCAAAGTGAATGCCGGGAAGAGTTAAGGGATTGACCACCTCTGGATATGTAGTAACAATCCTGTTTTCATAATCTTCTGTCCTCGCAAGCCTTTGTTGCGCTCGTGCTGTTGCCAGATAGAACTTCTCCATGCATTCGTATATCGGTTCTCCCGTAATTTTTCCGCTTATAAATACTTTTTTCATTTTGCTAAATAATTGTGTTTACTTAATTTATATCCGTTATCCCTTGCCCATTTATCCTCTGCTTCTATTCTGTTGTGGCATTCTCTGCATACTGCCATGAAGATGTTTGTATCAAGTAGCGCGAACTCTCTACTTACTTTGTGATGTAGATCAACCGACCTACTTCCACATCCTTTCACTTCGCAGGTTTTGTTTGCTTCCATGTATCCATCTCTAAGCTTCCGATACTCTCGTAACTCTCTCTGCTTCTTATCGGATATTGGGCTGATCCTGCTTCGTTTTTTTAGCTTTGTGACCTTTCCTTTTTGCTCATTGTATTTTCGCCTGCAGTCAAAGCTCATACAGCACTTAGGATTAGCATACCACAGCTTTTCAACCTCCTTATTGCAGAAACTACACTTTTTCATACCACCCCGTATTTTAGTTTTAATTCCTCAATGTCATATCCGGGCTTCGCATACACTACCGTGTTTTTGTTTCCACCTAATACAACTTTAACCGTGCCTTCTTTGATTGGATTTACATTTAATCCCTCTTCGCCCGTAACACCTGCAGATATACCCTTCCCCAAATTGTGGGTATTTGGCTTCAATATCCCTGTAAGGTATTTTCTGATAGTTCCTTTTGCCCTGTTAAGTGTTTTGGCTATTTCATCAATCTCCTTTCCGTCTCTGTACATCTCCCGAGCTATTACTGCATTGCTCATTCTGATCTGTTTGTTAACATTGTTTTGAGATAGCCCTAATGATTTAGCTATCTCTTTTATGCCCATACCGTTTTTTCTAAGGATTATTATTTTACGTGTTGTTTCTTCTTGGTTTTTCATTTTTAAAATAGTTTTAACACCTGATTGGTTTCTGTTGTAATGTCTCTTAGGTTTTTAACCCCTAAATCAAAATAACTCTCTTTTAACTCTATAAGCACAGCATTCCTTTTCATTCTTATAGCTTCAAACCCTTCACTTCCTATGCCTGCAAACGGACTAAATATAGTTTCTCCCTCATTGCTGTATAAATGCATAATTCTCTCTATAGTATCCAATTGTAGCGGAGTAATATGCTTTTCATCATTCTTATGTCTTGCTGATCTGTATTGAAGTGTTCTACCGTAATCTATATCCATCCATACTGGAGATGCGTATTTCTGCCACAAGTCCACTGGCAAAAAATCGGGCTTTGATGGATCTACATCCTGATGTGTAATCGGCACTTCATTATCCCCCTCATTTCTGAAAAACAAAACATAGTCTGGTATTCCCACCCTGCTCATAGCGCTGTCTTTTTTAATCGTCTTGTGAAGCAATCCTAATGCTTTCGTTCTTTGCATTTCCGTAACTGGATTTTTCCATATAGTTGTCCTACTGTGATATATCATTCATTCTTCTTGATGTATTTTAAT